GGCGTCAAGTGTTCCCATTGTCTGCTTCAAAGGCTGTGCGTGGTGTTGGTGTTCGAGTCAACAACAAGAAAAAAGGCGCCGCATTTTCCGTTATGCAAAAAAACCCAGCGGCCGCAATCTTTGACATTGCAGGCCGTGCCAATGTCAACCCATTAGCGACAGCGTTTAGCAACAAATTTGGGCGTTCTGCCAGCCGTGTTATCTGGCCTGTATTCGAAGCAAAAATTGCTGATTTGACAACCGAAGTTCAAAAGGTAGTTGAAGGCGTCATGGCTGAAGCAAACAAGAATTTGAAGGTGTTCTAATGGCTATTTCAATCCCCGTAATTTCAGACTTCAACAGTAAGGGCATTGACAGCGCCATCAGGGAATTTAAAAAGTTAGAAACAGCAGGCGAAAAAGCCCAGTTTGCTATCAAGAAAGCCGCCGTGCCAGCCGCCGCCGCTATCGCTGGCCTAGGCATTGTTGCTGTAGACGCCGTTAAAGCGTTCATGGAAGATGACAAGGCCGCCCAACTACTTGCCACCAGCCTGAGAAACACCACAGGGGCAACTGACGCACAAATTAAGTCAGTCGAAGCGTTTATAACTAAGACGTCTATTGCAGCTGCTGTTGCCGATGACGAGTTACGGCCAGCGTTTGACAAGCTTGTACGAGGTACTGGTGACGTCACCAAAGCCCAAGACTTAATGAACCTCGCCTTAGATATTTCAGCGGGCACTTCTAAGGATTTGGGGGCAGTTTCTGACGCATTGAGTAAGGCGTTTAATGGGCAGTTAGGGCCACTGAAGAAGTTAGACCCAGCCCTTGCAAGCCTGATTGAAAACGGCGCTACAACCGATGAAGTTTTCGCCGCATTGGGCGACACATTCAAGGGTGCCGCCTCAACTTCAGCCAACACCGCTTCAGGCAAAATGAAATCGTTCACGATTCAAATGGGCGAATTTAAAGAGTCAATTGGCGCCGCCGTGTTTCCCATAGTTGACAAACTGTTGCCAGCGTTTAAATCTGTTGCCGATTTCGTAACCAACAACACCACGCTAGTAGTAACTCTGGGCGCTGTTATCGGCGGTTTGGCTGTTGCCATTATTGCTGTCAATGCCGCAACCACAGCATGGGCCGCAACAACCAAAGCATTTGCCGCAATCCAAGCTGCGTTCAATGCGATCATGGCGCTTAACCCAATCTTTTTGATTGGCGCCGCCATCGTTGCTGTTATTGCAATCCTTGTTTTATTGCAAAAAGAATTCGGCATTTTTGATGGTGTCATCAGAGTTGTTGGCGCCGCTTTCGGTGCCGTTTGGGGCGCTATTAAAGGCGTGTTTGATTGGGTTAAAAACAACTGGCCGTTAATTCTTGCAGTCATTACAGGCCCGTTTGGTTTAGCCATTGCGTTTGTTGTCAAGTTCAAAGATGACATTATGGGCGTGTTTAGCCTGATCTATTCCGGCATAAAAGCCACCATGGGGTTTGTTGCTGACGTCATTTCTGCACCGTTCAAAGCGGCGTTTAGAGCTGTTGCAGGATTGTGGAATAGCACCATAGGCAAACTGTCTTTTACTATTCCATCATGGGTGCCTGGTTTGGGTGGCAAAGGTTTCGACGTGCCAGATATCCCCATGCTTGCCGAAGGCGGCATCGTGACAAGCGCACAACTTGCCATGATCGGGGAAAAAGGCCCCGAAGCCGTTATCCCATTATCAAAAATGGGCAGTATGGGCTTTGGTGGTGGTAGCAATATCACAGTCAATGTCAACGGTGGCGACCCCAACAGCATTGTTAGAGCACTACAACAATATGTACGCCAGTCAGGCCCAGTGCCAGTTAACACCAGGGCTATGTAATGGCTGTCACCAATTGGAAGTTTTATTACAACCCTGCAGGGTTTTCTAAAGGTACAGAATTTACTTCCCAAATTCTTAGTGCTTCAATGTCGTACGGTCGTACAAAATATTTAGATGATTACGGCGCCGGCACTTTAACAATTACGATAAACAACTCTTCAAATTTTATTACAAATTTTAGTTTCAATACTTTAATTTTGTTAGACACTGACAGAACAGACGCCACCTACGGCAGTGACCCAGGAAATGTTTACGCAGTTCAAGAAATAACGTTTTCTGATTATCCGGGCAATGTTGGTTTATCAACTGCGACTCTTGTTTGTGTTGATGGACTTGGTCGAGCTGGTCGTGTTCAAGCAAACGCCTTGTCGTTGACACAACAAACCACAGGATTGCAGGCGACTCAATTTACTTCGCTTTCAGGTGGCCCGTTGCCATCAAATGTAAAAATAAGAAATTTGCAAACGCAATCAACGGCTTCAGCACAAACTTACACAGGCACAGTTTTAAACCAGTTGAACATTCTCAACGCAACTGAACGTGGCATCTTGAGAACAAACCGTGATAGCGCCGCAGCACGAATAGACTTTTACGGCAGAAAACAATTTGAGGCCACAACTCCTGTTTCGTTTGGTCGTACTTCTTCGTCAAGCGTTATTGGTTATCAACAATTTGCCCGAATCCAAAATGGGTTATCTTTTATAAACACCGCAACTATTTCGCCTAATGGGTTAGCAAGTCAAACAAGTACTAACGCCAGCTCTGTTTCAACCTATGGCGCAACTTTTTATTCGTCGTCAACTGTTGACTTCAACACGACACAGGCGCAAGGTAACGCTGAATGGATTGTTAACACTTTTTCTGATCCGACAGATTTACGCTTTGAAATAAGGTTTTCTGATCGAGCACAAAATGACACGGCTTACACATTGTTTATGATTTTGCGTGACGACATTTTGTTCAATTTGGCATACCGTGTACCGGGTGCTGGGTCTGACACGACTGAATTAGTTGCTTTAGAAGGTTACAGTGTGAACATGACTCCCGAACAAACCGAATGGGTTTTATATTTGTCGCCAGCGACTTATTACCAGTTTTTTATTCTTGACAACACTTCTTTAGGTATTTTGGATACCAGTCGACTCGGCTGGTAAAGGAGAAAACATGGCTATTAACCCAAACACAGACTTCTCGTCGGGCGCAGTCCTGACAGCGGCACAGCAAAACCGTTTTCCTCGTGGGGTTATGGGTGCTGTGTATCGCACCGCAGGCAATGTGACAGTGACAACAACTGCGGCCGATATAACTGGCATGACCACTACTTTTACCGCTGTGGCTAATCGAACATACAAAGCGACATGGACTGTTACAGGTTTGAAAGACACTTCTAACGGTTGGGCCGCCGCATATTTAGCCAACAGTTCAAACACAATTTTTGGTGCTGTTTATCAAACTTGTTTTATTGTGGCTGGCGGTGGATATTTTAACTTGTCAGGTATTACCTATTTCAGCAACTTGACTGCTGGGTCACAAACCCTAAAACTTCGTTGTCAAGTAGAAAACACTGGTGCAACAATTCTTGCGTCTGGTACTAATCCGTGTGTGTTAATGATTGAGGACTGTGGCCCGTCATGAAAATTAGCCTTAAAAACATTGCAGAACTTGAATACGAATATGTCATGCGTGCAATTCGAAACGATCTGCTCAAAGAATCCGACTGGACACAATTACCAGACGCAACCGTAGACCGTGAAGCATGGGCGAGATACCGCCAAGCCCTAAGAGACTTCCCAGCCACATGGACACCAAGCCCAACCGCCGACTTCCCAGATACACCATGAAAACGCTTATTGCTGTCGCTGTGCTTGCCATAGCACTAATGGTTGTGGTGACAAGCTGCAACGACAGAACTCGTGACAACTGCGAAACCAAACCCACAGCCACAAGGTGCATACCATGAAAAAACGATTAACCAACAGCGAGATTAAAGCCCGTTTGGTTTTTATGGTTGGCATTACTTTGTCAATGGTGTTTGGCATTTCAATGGTGGCAATTTTGTACTCACTTGTGTTTGTCGTACAGCCTCAGGAACCATCGCCCAATGACACCGAAATGCTTCAAATCGTTTCGGGGTCATTTGCCGTATTGCTGGGTGGGTTGCTTGGTTTGCTTTCGGCCAATGGTTTGCGTGACTCTAAAGACAAGGATAAAGACGATGACCATTAGACCCTATACCGGCAACAAAGATGCCGTGCATGCCCAAAAGCGTGAAGGCACCAAAGTGTTTGTGGACTACTGCTGTTACCTATTCGGCGTTACCAATCTGGGCATTTTTAATGATCGAAACATGGTTGGCACAACCCCACCAAAAAAGTCTGTGCATGCCACCTGGCGAGCTGTAGACCTAAAAGGCACCGCTGAACAACGGTTCAAACTAATTGACTTCCTGTACACGCACCGTGACATTTTGTGCATTGAGGAAATCCACGATTACGCAGGCACCTACAAAAACAACCCCAAAGGCTTTGGTGCAGGTTTTCGTTGCGACAGGGACAGTTGGCGTGTGTACGACAAAAACACTATTGGTTCAAAAGGCGCCCAATGGGTGCACGTCGAAGTCGCCCCACTGCTG